CCGATGCGGGCAAGCGTGAGATTTCAGGTCGCATCGTTGCATGGGGCGAAAAGGGTTACACAAGCGCAGGAGAGACAATCTTCGCGCCTAACTCATTAACATTTAACAAGAAGACGAAACTGCTTCTAGAGCATGATCGTACTCGTCCGATTGGATTTCTAAAGAGCCATGAAATTACAGCAAGCGATGTGCAAGCCACATTTGGACTTGCTAAAACATTTTCTGCGGATGATGCAATCGAAGAGGCAAGCACAGGTTTACGCGACGGATTTAGCGTAGGCGTAAAAGTAAACGCATGGGATAACCAAGATGGCGTAATGGTTATTACAAGTGCGACTGTGCATGAGGTCTCATTAGTCACAGACCCAGCCATAAATTCAGCGCGTGTCGAGCGCGTATTAGCGACTCAAAACGAAACACCAGAAGAAATTTCTGCGCCAGAAGTGCAGGATGAAACCCAAACCCAATCAGAAGGAGAAGACCTAGTGTCCGAAACCGTTTCAGAGGCAACATCAACCGAAGCGGTTGAAGCCTCAAAGTCAGAAGCAACAGTTACAGCAAATGCTCCTGTTGCTTACACAACTCCACGCATCGACCTAAACGTAACAGCAGGTCAAGTTGCTAAAGCACAACTCGCAGCATCACGCGGCGATGCAGATGCACGCGATCTTCTCGCTGCTCTTGCTGTTGCAACAGTTGCAGAAAACACAGGTATGGTTCCACCAACATATCTTCGTGACGTAATCGGCATTATCGATAACTCACGTCCATTTATTTCAAGCATTGAGACAGCAGCACTTCCAGCATCAGGTATGAAAATTTTCACTCCTAAGTTGGGCGCACAGGCAATCGTAGGCGTAACAGCCGAAGGTGCAGAATTTGCATCACAAGACACAGCAGTAACATTCCAAGAAGACACAGTAGTCAAGTTCGCTGGTGCTGGTAAACTCGATTTGGAACTGGTAGACCGTTCAGACCCAAGTTTCCTTGACTTGTATCTCCGCGAGTTGGCTGCATCATACGCACAGAAGACAGATGCATACGCTGCACAAATTGCTGCACAAAATGCAACTCAATCATCTTCATCTTCAATCTACAAGGCAATCGCTCTTGGTATTGCAGATTCATTCGGCGTAATGCGCATGACTCCAAACCGTCTATTGGTTGCTACAACAGGCGGAGAAGACGGAATCGACTTCTCAGGTCTTCTAGGTGCAGTTGACGGCTCAAACCGTCCACTATTTGCCGCTGCTGCTCCACAAAACGCAGCAGGTCTTATCTCACAAGGTTCAACAGCAGGAACAGTCGCAGGACTTTCACTTGTTGTAGATCCTAACTACACAGGTGACGATGCAAACGCTAAGCACGCACTCGTTTACCCATCTAACGCAATGCGTTTCCACGAAAGCGGAACAATTCAACTTCGTGCAAACGTAGTTGCAAATGGTCAGTTGGAAATTGGTCTCTACGGCTATGCAGCAGTAGTGAACCGTTACCCAGCAGCATTCCGTAAACTAAACGTAGCGTAATCAACTAATCATGGGGGAGCGGTTGCTCCCGATCGCTCCCCCAGCAGTACGAAAGGACTGGACATGCCAACAATTATTACAGCATCAGAATTACGCGCTGTTCTTGGCGTGTCCAGTTCCCTTTACAGCGATGCGGTTTTAAATGACTGCATAGATGCCGCTGAAATCGTTATTTTGCCAATGCTTACAACTTTTAGCGTGCCAATTCAATCAGTAGTTTTAGAAGACAACATCGCAACATTCGATACAACTCTTCCACATGAATTTACAGAAGGTTCCAGCGTAGTTATTGCTGGATGCGGTTCCCCATTTAACGGAACACGCACAGTAAACGCAGAGCCAACAGAGTTTACATTTTCCTGCAATATCACAAATGCAGACGTACTATTTAAGAATATTATTCCAGCAGGAACAGCAACGCTTACGAATGCGGCTAATTACGTTGGAAATCCAGCAGTTGAACAAGCAACTTTGGCGGTATCAGTCGAAGTCTTTACATCTCGCAACCAAGCAGGTGGACAGATGGAAGGCGTAGACTTTACAAACGTTTCGCCTTATCGTTTAGGTCGATCATTATTTAATCGCGTGTCTGGTCTCTTAGGTTCTTATATTGACGTAGAGAGTATTGCTCAATAGTGCCAGCATCAACAATTTTAGACACAGTTCGCACGCCACTATCTAATGCGCTAAGCACAGTTGCGGCTAACGTATACGCATTTGTTCCAGAGACTCCTAGCGTTCCGTTTTGCGTAAACGTTCCAGATTCTCCATACCTAGAATTAGAGACTATTAACAAATCAACGCTACACACAAAGATTAATCTAGTGATCTCATGCGGCGTTGCATATAATAATAATGCTGCTTCGCTAGATAACTTGGAGCAGTTAGTAATGAGCGTTCTAGCGGTAATTCCAGTCGGATACACCGTCGGAGCAGTAGAAAAACCAACAGTTACTCAGGTCGGTGCATCGAATGTTTTGGTCGCTGATATCAGAGTTTCCACTTACTACACACAAACAAACTAAGGATAAATAATGGCAACCACAGTAATCACAGGTCGCGATATTTCTCTATCTTTCACAGGTGGAACAGATATCGAAGCACAAGCGACTTCAGCAGTTCTAACAAAGACAAACGTTCGCGAGACATACCAGACACTAGATGGCGAAGCGTACAAGACTGTAAACGTTGAGGGTACTTTCGCTCTTTCAATGCTTGCAGACTGGGGTAAGACAGATTCAGTATGCGAAGCACTATGGGCTGCTGCAGAGTCAGCACCAGACACAGACATTTCTATTACACTAACTGCAGCAACAGGCGCGCAGTTCGTATTTCCAATTAAGCCAGAATTTCCAACTGCTGGTGGCGCTGGAACAGATGCACAGACTGTAGACTTTACTTTCAAGGTATCTAAGGGTGCTGTAGTAGAGACATTCTCTGCTTAATTAAAAGAAACGGGAGCAAAAAATGAAACTGCCTATCATAATCGAGTTCAACTCTGGTGAGTCCGAAACCTACATGGCTCAGCCACCAGAGTGGGCTAAATGGGAAAAAGCAACAGGCAAGACGATTAGCCAAGCGCAAGACTCCATAGGAATGTGGGATCTAATGTTCTTGGCTTACAACTCAATGAAGCGCCAGTCAGGTGGCAAGCCAATTAAAGGGTTCGAAATCTGGATGGAAAACGTTTCTAACGTAACTGTTGGAGACATAGATAGCCCAAAAGCCACGAACATGGAAGCATAAATCGGATCCTAGTAACTCTCGCATTAGAGACTGGAATACCGATGAGCGAGTGGGAAACGGCAGAAGACGTATTAACAGCATTTGAAATCTTAAAGGAGCGACAAAGTGGCGGATGATGAAGTAGGCTTAAATAAAGCCGAACTTCGCGGCGTGCTAAAGGCTCTGAAGAATATGGAAGAAGGGGCAACCGAAGCCGCTAAACGCGAATCGGGCGCTTTATCTGATTATGTTCGCGGAAAGGTAATCGACTCAGCCCACACTCTTTATTCTCGGAATGTGGCTAGTCGAATTGCCGAAGGTTCAAGTGTTAAGAAGTCTTCAAAGATAGGCGAAATTACTTACGGATTTGCATCTCAAAAGTTTAGCGGTGGAGCATCCACTAAAACTCTATGGGGTGGCTCGGAATTCGGATCTAACAAATATAAGCAGTTTCCAATTTGGTCAGGTAAGCAAGGTCGCGGCTCTCGCGGTTGGTTTATTTATCCAACATTACGCAAAGAACAGCCATACATTCTTGCTCAATGGACTTCAGCATTCGATAATATTTTGAAAGAGTGGGGATAATGGCTACAGGTGTAAGAGCATTAACCCTTAAACTCCTAGCGGATATAAGCGACTTTAATAAGAATCTCGAAAAAGGCGCAAAAGATGTCGACGGCTTCGGCGATAAGATGGCGGCAGTCGGCAAGAAGGTTGGAGTTGCTCTAGCAGCAGCCGCAGCAGCCGCAGGCGCAATGGCTATCAAAATCGGAATTGATGGCGTTAAGGCTGCATCTAATCTTGCTGAAACTCAATCTAAAGTAAACGTTATTTTCGGCGAATCATCTGCCGCAATTACTAAATTTGCTTCAACTGCTGCAACACAATTAGGTCAAACCAGACAACAGGCAATGGATGCGGCTGCAACATTTGCCACATTCGGAAAGTCTGCTGGACTTGCAGGAGATGAATTAGTTGCATTCTCAACAGATCTTACAACTCTTTCAGCAGACTTAGCATCGTTCTATAACACAAGCCCAGAGCAAGCGATCAATGCAATCGGCGCTGCGCTTCGTGGTGAATCTGAACCTATTCGCGCTTATGGCGTATTGCTCAACGATGCAACGCTAAAGCAAGAAGCCATGAATATGGGCATCTATGACGGCACAGGCGCCCTATCTGCTCAGCAAAAAGTATTAGCAGCCCAGCAAGTAATCTTAAAGCAGACTTCAGATGCGCAAGGAGATTTCGCGCGTACATCTGGCGGACTTGCCAACCAGCAGAGAATTCTTACTGCACAGATTGAAAACACTAAAGCGATGCTTGGCGAAGCATTATTGCCAACAGTTTTAAAGGTAGTAGCATTTTTTAATAATAGCGTTATACCAACATTTGAAGCATTCGTATATGGGCTAACTGGCAACGAAGGCGCTGTAGAAGGTTTAGATGAAACCCAGAAAAGCGCTTATGCGGCTGGAGAAGCATTTAGAAGCGTTGCTAAGAGTATTGGGCAACTAGCATCAGCATTTTCAACAGATGGTAAATCCAGCATGGAAGGATTTATCACAGTATTAAATTTCGTAGCACAGACTGCTAATGTTGTAGTTACTGTTATTAAAGAATTAATCAGTTTTATTATTGAAATGTCTAATCAAGTTATTTCATTCCTTAACCTATTCGGTGCTGGAATTCAAAAGATTAACAGCATCAAGGGAACAGCATTTAGTGTGTGGGGAAATCCTGCCGCTGGCATGGGTGGTGGTGGATTTGCAACAAGCGGAACTCCTAGCGCAATTTCACGCGGCGGAGCAGGTGGTGGAATAGGCGGCGGAGCAGGTGGCTCTGGTGGGTTCTCTGGAGGCTCTGGAAGCGGTTCTGGGGCTGGTACAGGCGGTGGTGGTGGTACTGGCGCATCTGCTGGCATAACAGGCGCTACAAGCCTAAATAACCTAGTTCAACGCCTTACAGGTATTTCAGAGCAATTTACAGAATTGCAGTTCCTAGTCGATACTGGCGGAATCAGCAAGAAGGCTGGTCTTTCAGAGTTGAATAAATTAACAAAAGAATTTAACGTACTTGAAGCACAGGCAAATGCTCTTACTGGTCAGTCTTCAGTAGGCGCAGGTTCGTTCCGTTTAGGCGAAGCGCAATCTTTACAGCAATATAACATCACAGTAAACGGCGCTATTGACTCAGAATCTACTGCTCGCCAGATAGTCGAAATTCTTAACGATTCAAGCGCACGCGGAACATTGGGCGCAGGTGCTTTTGATCGATGAGTGCTTGGAATCCAGTATGGCAATTATCCATAGATGGCGGAACATATACAACTGTAACCCTTGCTAATCTTACGATTACTTCTGGGCGTACAGATATTTACCAACAGCCCATCGCAGGTTACTGCACAGTAGAAATTATTAATACAGACCAATCAGCAGTAGCCATTGACGTAAACGATTCTTTTGCATTACAAATCAAAGACTCAACAAACACATTTAGACCTATTTTCGGCGGATACGTTACAGATATCAACCAAAGCGTTCGCAGTAGCGGATCTAACGCAATAGTTCAAAGTTTTACAGTTACAGCGTTGGGCGCTCTTTCCAAACTTCCTAAAGTTTTAACCGAAGGCGTTTTAACTAAAGATTTTGATGGCGATCAGATTTATTCAATTTTAAGCCCATTGCTGTTTAATACTTGGAATGAAGTTCCAGCCGCTACAACATGGGCAACTTACAACGCTACGGAGACTTGGGCTAATGCTCAGAATTCTGGACTCGGTGAGATAGATCAGCCAGGCGATTATGAACTAACTTCCAGAGCATCTGACGTTACAGATGTTTATTCATTGGTTTCAGCGCTCGCTACATCTGGCGCTGGATACATTTATGAGGATGCGCAAGGCAGAATCGGTTATGCAGATAGTACCCATCGCGGCGAATACCTTGCTGTAAACGGCTATACAGAATTATCTGGAAATCATGCTTTATCCAGAGGAATCGCCACATCTCGGCGCATTGGAGATATCCGCAATAAGGTAACAATTACCTATAAGAATGGCGATCAACACACAGCCGAAGATACTGCAAGCCAAGCGCTTTATGGCGTGCAAGCCCAAAACATCATTACAAGCATTGAAAACGGCGCAGATGCCACATCACAGGCTAACTTCTATCTAGCCTTGCGTGCCTATCCTCAGAGCCTATTTAAATCCATTACATTTGAATTAACTAACCCAGAAATTGACGATGCAGATCGCGATGCTCTTTTGGGAATCTTTATGGGTCTTCCAATCGATGTTACGGATTTGCCTCCAAACATGACTGGCGGCAGATTTCAAGGTTTCGTAGAAGGCTGGACATTCAGCGCTGGATTTAACAAACTGCAAATAACTTTAAACGTCTCGCCTATTGCATTCAGTTTGCAAGCGTTTAAGTGGTTAAACGTTCCAGCCACAGAAAACTGGACTACAATTAACCCATTATTAGACTGGACTAA